ATAAACGTATCCCTGATATTGTAGCACTGGTAAGCCTTGCTTGGTCTATGTACAGCCATAGCTTGGAGCCGTCCTCGTACCCAGGCGTCTCAGCATCGACATTTCCCATCCAACCACGACGGTAATAAGGGTTGAGCACTTCGCTTGCATCGGCACGTCTTTCAGCGAACAAGGAGAACAGGAGCGCTGTAGTCATACCTAGCGACTCAACGAAATCACCATCCTCACCGAAGGCAATGTCGTAGATGTCATCCTCGTCTAGAAATAGTCCTATATCTTCCTTTGCCATAACTTAACCTATGGTGGTGTTGGTATAGGATCAAGGGTATCACCCTGCACAATAGCATCTGCACCTGTATCTGGTTGCCCATGCTTATGATCCTGCCCTATATTGGTATCGCCATGAGTGACTGTATGTTCAGTCTCTACATTGAAGTTACCATTAATGGTTACGTTGCCATTAATAATCAATTCATCGACAGTAAGAACATAGCTCTGTCCACCTCCTACTGATCCTATGTTCTCTGTTTTATTGCCAGCAACTATCTCAATGCAGTCACCTTTGTTATTCCAGAAAAGAGTAGACTTGGTAACGAAGTTTCCTATCGTCATCTCCCCAGGCTGGAGCCCCATCTGTCTCAGGTCTGGCTTGTAAGCAATGGCAACTTGATTCTCTTCATCGCCTGCAATATTAAACGTAACCGTAAGACTGTGAAGAGGAGGAGATCCGTGGATACCATAAGGATATATAATCTCTACCATCTGAGCTTTGAACTCGAAGCTTTCATTCTGTACGATCTGGACAGCAGTACGATCACTATTATTAGTGCTACTGATCCATCCCCTCTTGATCATTGCGTACAGAGCTTCCACTATTCTTTTTCCGCCCTTTTGTAACTCGGCAGTAAAGTCTTAAAGGCTTCGAGAGCACTATCCACTATCCCTCCACCTAAGCCTTTACTCTTCCCAACATTTAATTGTTTCAAAGTTTGTAAATGAGCTGATAGTCCATCTTTTCTGGTTAAGCTTAGCCTAGTGGTAGAACCTCTACCTCTTGAATAGTCTAGGGTCAAACTCATGATAAGCATTTTCTCGCCTATCCCACAGAACTCGTCCTCTACATCTACCAAAAGATTTGCTTGCCAGGGAGATTCCTGTGATAGAGGAGTGTGGCCAAACAATACGACCTGATACATGAGACCCTTGCCAGCATCATTGATAGCCTCCCATTCAGCTCTGGCTTTTAACTCACCTTCCACTGAGGTAGGTTGTTCCATCTTGAAATATTTTGTACGGCCATTCCTAATACTTCTGTCGACAAAGAAATCACTCTTCCCAGTAGCTTCAAGTTTACTGATAGTTTTGCTACTGTTTATATTGGCAAGAACAGCAGCGGGATCATCAGCGATGTCGACAAGACTGGTCTGAGAATAGCAGACGTATGTTCTGTATCGCTCGGTTGTATCCCAAGAAAATTCAGCAGACTTTATATTGTTACCCGGCAATCCCTTAACGTTTTGTACCTTGAACCCCTCAACCAGAGCCCCTTCATTCTTAACGAAGACTAGATCACCATGCTCATTGTCTGTCATTAAAACCTGATGCTGTCTGCATATTCTGTCTAGGAACTTGAATAGCTTCTCTCCAGATTTAGCATTCTTTATCTGACTGGCATTTATCTTCACCTCTGGCGCTTGGAATATTACATTTACTTTAATGCCTGATAGTTCTAAAGCTTTCTTTGCTACTTGCTCCAGAGTTCCTACTTTCTTACCGAAGTTTAAATTAAAAACCATAGTGTCAACGATGTCACACGTTTTGCTTCTACCTTCAATCTTAATGACATGCTTATCTGTGCCGTAGCTGACTGATATTTTTTCTATATATCCAGTGAGAACCTTTTTGTCATCAGCATAGACAATGCAGTCCTGTCCTTCTTTTACTGGGAATGAATCAATAGATCCCTGCTTGCTGACAGCAGAGAATGCAAATTTAGAAGCGAGCTTTACTACTGACCGCGTGAAGGTAGCGTTCTCAAAGTTATCAAACTTTTTTCCATCAACACTAAGAGATAGGGCCATAAACTTTTATCGCTCCTGTCACAAATGTTGGTTCGAATGTGTTGTTCAAGTCGATAAGGTCTTGGGTCTTATCTTGGTTGCCATACAGTAAGAACGATATCTTACTCATTGGCTGAGTGCCTTGGACTACGAAGTCAACCACATTAGGCACGTTAGCTTTCTGGTTAGACATATATCTTAGGAAAGACTCCCTGACATTTTTGAATGCTTCGAGTGCTCCCTCTGTCATCTGGAAAGGTTGGTTGACTACGTTATTAGAAGCAATGGCGCCCGAGTCAGCATCAATGCTACCTATGATCTTGTCGTACTGATTCTCTATAACACTGAGGGCTCCCTCCAGCTCATCGGTATTGGAAAAATCTACATCAAGTGCAGAGTCAAACATTTCAAGAACTGCACCGGCTTGGATGTGAGTTCTGATAACAGCTTCGTTACTGACGATGTCAGCATTCTTGTTAGGAATTGACTGCACCCCTGCTGCCGACAGAGTGGGAGGTATAATGTCATCCTGGAATTCAAATAGGGTCTGTATTGCATCGAACTTTTTGGCAGCAGGATCAAAAGCTGGGGCTATAGGTCTCAGCGTTACGATTGATGGGTTAGTTCTATCGATGTATGCACTGGTTGGGAACTCTCGACTAGAAGATCCACGACCTATGCCAAGACTGCCTGTTATGCTGTCTCCTAATCCACTGATACCACTAATGGTGTCATCAAAGGCAGACTCAATGGAAGTGAACAATCCTTTTATCGAACCACCCACGAGAGATGGCAGAGAAAGCATGTTCGCTACACTTGCTTTGAACCCATCGACAATGCTGCGAGTTCTATCGAGAGTTTCTTTGATGGGGCCGACAAAACTAATCACGTTATCGAAAGCGCCAGTGATATTTTCCATCATGCCCGATAGACTCTGAACAATTCCTTTGCCAACACCTTTCAGCTTATCCAATGTTGACAGGGACAGCTCAACTTTGGCTATCTCTATTCCTATTCTTACTTCGGATGCTGTGAGACCTGTTTGCTGTGGTGCTGCCAGCGCATTGTCACTCTGGTATAGGGTGATAGACATCCTGCCCAGACCATACTCTCTATCAGTTTCATCGAGCGTGTATTCAGTACAAGTAACATTGACATCGCCCTGGGTTGGGTGCTCGAAGTTGGTTTCTTCGTCACGCTCAACAATATCAATAAGGACATCTCTTTTCTCATCATAATCCTCAACAGAATCACCATAAATAAGTAGGTCCATCGTGAATATGGGTGGGAGTTTCCCCAGGAATTCAACCGCACGAAAATCTGAGTTAACAAACTCATGAATGGCATATTTCTTACCGCCTTTTATGGATGACTTGTCCACCAAAATTTGGTGTCCACTCAGCGTAGCCTCAATCCATAGAGCTTTGTCTACATTCTGGTAACTAGCGGAGCCAGTCTCATTAGCCATTAGCTGCGTCTCCTTTTTCTACTTCTATTGCCGAGTGCATCACCCTCAGAATCAATAGTACTTTCTACGCCTTCCCCTATAGCTTCAGCATCTTCAACATAACCACCCGGATCTGAAATACTAATCTTCAATGTATTTCTTCCGCCACTCGAAGCAACAGTTGAGTCGTTAGCAGCGTTGTACTTTATATTGTTAAGTATAGCTTTGGTGTTCTCTTCGCCGTAGTATTCAAAGAACCCCATACTTGGTTCTCCCGCACCACCGCCTCTTTTCTTATTGTTGTGGGTTGAATCTTTTCTATTTTCCATGTGCTCATCAAAGCCGTCCTTCATTGCTTTGAATATAAGACCCCACCCTTCAGCTATTTTTGAGACTATAGTCATGAAGAAATTAAAGACAGGATTCGCTTGCAGGTCGTCCATAAGCTGGAGGAAATCTCTCTTAACATTACCTAAAGACTCGCTAAAATCATCCCACATTCTCCCCCAATCTATACCAGTCCCCCAGTCATACAGCCAAGTTAGGGCATAGCCAACCGCATAAATAGCTGCCACTACAAGTATCATTTTTGCTGCGAGAATAAGGAGTGGTACTAGGATGGAAAGAATTCCAGCCCCCACACCTCCAGACATTAAGTATCCTAGCGCTAACTTAAATAATGCAGCACCTATAACAAGCTTTCCAAACAGCCATAGAAGTGGAAACATGACAACTACTATGGCAAGCCCCCAGGCCACAAACTTAGCCATCATTGGGTTAGTTTCCCTTATTTCCCTTAACCAATCCTTCATGGCAATCATGCCATCGGTCATGTAAGTAATAATTTCCTTCAGACCTAGACCGCTGCTAATCATGTCTCCAATTTCTGCGGATAACTGATAGAAAGAGTCAGCCATCTTTAGAGATTTACCTGTTAGAGAGTTGGCATACTTCTCGTAAGCTGCTTGCCATAAAGGGTAGGTGTTTTTAGTATCTTTAATTGCATCAAGAACTAATTGAGGCCCAACTCTAGTGCCGGACGCCTCCATATCCTTTATCATTTTAGTTGTAACCATGTCCATGCCAGACAGACCCATCTTGCTATTTATATGTCTTGCTAGTACATCGTAGATAGGAATAAATTGGTTGGCGAACTGCTTAACTTCTGGCCCTTCAAGAGATCCGTGAGTTTTTACATCGAGCAGTGCTTTGCCGAGACGACCCATGTCAGCGCCAAGAATTCCTTTCAGAGGACCCATGGAATCTATCCATCCTGCGACTTTTTCTTTTGGAATTCCAATAAGAGCCAGCCTTTGAATAAGGGGCTCTGCATCTTTTAGAGCTATCGCCGGAGAAGCAGTTATTCTAGTTAAAATATCTTCAAAGTGAGGAGCGAAATCTGCTACTGATGACTTGAATAATGATGGTAGCTTAATTCGGATAGCTTCCATCTGGGCAAAATCCTTTACTACTTTTGCCATGCCTATGCCGACAGGTAAACTGAAATTAAATGTACCAGCCATACCCATATCTCGGATACCGCCTTGTAGAAATCTAAACTCCTGTCTCGTCTTAGCAAGGGCTCTATCAATTCTCATTAGCTGAGCGACAATGCCATTACCAAAACGATTCATGGTAGCAGTAGTTTTCATCGCCTCACGACCAAGACGATCTAGCTGGATTTGTTGCTTATAAATAGCTTGATTAGCTTTTACAAGCTGTCTCTCGAAGTGCGCGATTCTGGCTTCAGAGCGCTTCAGTTCCCGATCAAAGTTTCGGGCTTGAAGTATCAGCTCATATATTACCTTTCCACCTGAAGCCATTACCTAATTCCTCTGCTTGTCGATCTCTGCTTTAACTTGCCGGTTGTATTCGGTGAGATGCTTACTCGCTTCGAGCATCTCATCTAATGGCATACTTTTAAACTCAGATAGAGGACTCCCCTTGTAAGCAATCGTTAAGAAGTGGACTGCTTCTTCGATTTCTTCCCACTCTTTATCGGTTTCGGGGACATGGGCAAAAAAGTTTGCAGGTACACCCCCATCATTCTCTCTAAGTCTTCATAGCTCATGCTCTCCATAAAGAATTCTTTCATCGGGGTATCGTTGTCAATCATACAGACACCCGGAGAGCAAATTAACTTAACAAATGTATCAACAAACTCCTCAGAATCTACAGCGTCACTCATCATGACAAAGTTAATCATAGAGCTTACACTCTCGTCCTTCTTTTCCTTTTTCTCTTCCTCCTCTGCCATCTTCCTAAGATCAGCGTCAGATACATCGGCAAACTGTTTACGCATGGAGCCCATTGATAATAGACAGGTTTGCTTTAGCTTAGCGGCGTACTTTCTATTCTTTACACTTGGAGCCCGTAGAGATAGAAGGCACGTTTCTCGTGTGTTGCCAGTAGAGTCATCAAACTCCATAGGCTCTACCAATTCAAAGTCAATTGACTTCATTTTATTCCCCTCGTTACATTACATTATACTGCTGGTTTAGAAGCCCACTCCAAAGGTGTATCGCCTTCGACGCCCAGTGCTGCTTCAGGATCGTTAGTGATATGCGCTTGGTTAAACGTGCGTTGGAACGTGCCTTCTACAGCTCTCACCACATTGGTGTCACCTTTTGAAAGCCACTCCCTCACACGAGATGCAGAAATATCTTCAGAGAGTAACGTGAACTTACACACGCTAAACTCAGTCTCAATATTTCGAGTGTTGATAATAACCTTGGAGCCACCGCCCGTACTTTTCATACGAGTGGTGCGAGTTCCAAAGCCTTCAGTGAATGAAAACGAGTTAGGCTTAATGCCTACAGGCTCACCGTTCACCATCACTGTTGGTACTGATAATGCCGTCATAGCGGTTCTCCTTTAAGGCGCTAAATTAGTCGTTGATTTGGAAAGCTATTCGAATGTTACCTAAGAGTTTTCGTAGCTGAGAAACCAGTGGGGTTTGTTGCGCGATCAGAATGACCGTACCACTGTTCAGATCCAGGGTGAGAAGCAAGTTGTTCTTAAACCGATTGAGATTATCCTCACCGGCTCTCGTAAGAACGAAGTTGTCATCAGAAAGAATGTCGTAGACTCCGACAGCCCATGCTCTGATACTGGCCTCATTCTGCATAGGACGCCCTTCAACGAGATCCCCATCGGTAAGCCTTGACTGCGCGAACTCAATTTTTGCAGAGCGAAAAAAGTATTCTCTGACATTACTCCCAGTATCAACATAGTTCATGAATTTAAAGGAGACATCAGGGTTGCCTGCATTGTCAGTCTTGTAGGTAGTAACCATCTGCCCAAGGATGTGAGAATTTCCGGCAGAGTTGTTACCACTTGAAGAGATGCCAGCAGCATTCATATCGATAGTGTCTTTCTTGGTGAAGCCGCGAGTAGGAGCGATCACTGGCAAGTTAGCACAAAGCGTATTGGCATAAGGTCGAGAGGATAGTGCCACGCCACCAAATGCATCACGCCCCTGGGCGCCACTTAGGATGCTACCAATGACAGCATCGGGAGTGAGCCGCAAAGAACGAATGGCCGCTATCTGTGCGCTGATATTGTCAGTCAC